TAGGAAGTCCATTCCAGGTCCCATAGCTGTACCTTTCCTTGCTTTCCCAGATGGGGCGACAAGTACTACATACATATTAGGAAAGAACCTTAGCGTTCCCCAAGGTAAGGAACACTTGCGTTGTAACGCAGCTGCTAATACACTAAGAGCCGTCCACGTGTGAAAGAGTATAGGAGGCTCCGAATTGTCCGTGAACTGTAAGTAACTCTCTAACCAATCGTCTAGGTTTCGTGTAGGCATTTTTATTCCTTATCAAATCCATCATAAGCTCCTTCTAATTCCTTTGCAAACTCCTGAACTGTAGAAGGCATTTTAGCATGTTTAAACTCTACACCATTTGCTTTCGATAGAGTTAAACCCATCTGAATATCAACTGGAACTGTGAATGTATAAGGTCCAGTTGTTAAAGGTACTTCCATTGAACGTTTAATATCTAATAATATCTCAGCATGCTTAATCCACGGGATACTCAAGGGTAATTGGAAACCTATACTATCATGTACCTGATTTAATAACTCAAGGGAACCAAATTTATCTTGATTGTAATAGATGTAAGATAACCCATGACGGTTTATTATATCAGCTGTGGTAGATTGAGGTATAAAGTTGTATGCTTTCTTGAACATCATATCTTCCCATTTCCCTAGGAATACTCTCTTGCGGTTGAACAAGTTAGTCAATGTTCTATCTTTACCCAACTGCATTCTAATCATGGGATGGTAGTAACCTCTAATTTCGGGGTAAGCTTTGAAATACTTCTCAACAATCCACTTCCCCTGTTTCTCGTCCATTTCCATAAGAAGGGAAAATGACTTATAACCCATGTCATAGTTTAATTCATGATTAGTTTTCTTTCCCCAAAATCTCTCGCTTTGTTTACCAGTACCTAATGGGGAACTACCATCCTCATTAGAAATTTCATCCATAGATTTATCAAAGATGAGAGATGCGGTGAGCGTGTGAACATCCTTACCATCTTCAAAGGCCTTCATCATTCGTGGCACATGTCCTACATAAGCAACTATTCTATTCTCCACCTGCGAAAGGTCGAGGCTGTAAAAAACGTAACCTAAGTCGGCAAGTAAGTAACGTAACATCTCATGTGGCCAATTTTGTAAGTTCATTCCCGTACCAAAGATATTCTCACTCGAACTTATCCTACCATTCACGGTACCTACTGGATTGTAAGAACATCGAATCCTTCCGTCATCATCTACCTTATCTAAATTAGTGTATGTTGAGGATAGTTTACGGAGGGAGCGAATGTCCTTAACCAGTCCAGCTTCTTCAACCCCCTTTCGGTACAACCGAGTGAGGGCAGTTTCATCTGTAGTTATCTTCCCCTTCTTATAATATGGTTTGTGACCTAAGTGGTCATAGAAATACCATATCATCTGAGCGGGGGAGTTGGGATTAATAGGTTGACCAGCAAGTAAGTCTAGTTTAGCTTGTCGTTCTACTACCCTTGCATCTAATCCTACTTTAGCATTGACCATTCCTACTGTGTCAACTCTAATCCCACGCTTCATCATGTAAACTAAGGGTTCGATTATTCTACATTGTTCAACGAAAGTATCATAGTTACCTTGCTTTTCTAAGTCCTTCAACTGTGATGGATAAGCATCGGCACATGTAATACTATCCATTGCATTATAGTGCCACAACGTCTCCCATAATCCACCTACTTTAAACCACCTCTTTCCATCTGCTTTGTAGTATGGTATGTCGGTGTGAACTGATGCGATGAAGTCTAATCCCGCAGGGTAATCAGGGGAGAGGATTTTCTGTGCTACCATTGTGTCTGCAATGTTGTAAGTCTTGATACCAAACTGAGAGAGCATGACAGTAGCATCGAACCCCAAGTTCTGACCACGTTTAATAATTGTAGGGTCTTCCAAAATTAGAGCAATCGCCCGCCAGATTTCACTCTCTTGTTCTACAGTAAAGTAATCACCGTGGGAATCAAGGAAGGGTATACTAATGGCATCAATAGGTGAATGAGCAAAACTTATACAGGATACATAGTTGTTATAAACTTCAATATCAAAGTCTATCATCGTCCCCTTCTTTCCCAAGTCGTAACATAAATTTAGAAATGCTAGTGACTCATGAAATGAAGGGGAGATTTTGATATTCCTTTTAGTTCCACTAAACTCCTTTGTTTTACTTTCCTCATCTGCTTTAATTAAATCGTTAATAATTAGACGGCGATTTAAGTAAACATTTTTAGGTTGAAGTATAGTAGCTGGATGTATTATGGGAATTACCTTTCGGCCAGGAAGTAATGTTGATTCAAGTAACGAGCCACGCCACTTGGTAATCCCATAACGCATTGTAAGTGCGTATAATGCTACGTTACCAATTACTACAATTACATTAGCATTACAATCACTTAATTCTTTCTTTAGGATTTCCAAGTATTCCAACCCATCTGCTGAATAGATTCCCTCACCCTTACTATTAAACTTTACATACTCACTAATTGGATGGTCTAAATCTTTTACTACATTTGTAAGGTAACACTCATACCTTGAAATACCTGCGGAAGATAAACATGAGTTTAATTCCTTTCCAGAAGGCCCTACGAAAGGTTTACGAGCATATACTTCGTACCTCCCTGGTTGTTCACCTACCAAAGCAAGTGAGCAACTTAGTTTATTTCCCTCAGGTGGGACGGACGTAGCTTTTTTAATCATCTTACTTCCTTTCTATTTAACTATTCTGTATAGCTTCACTAGCTGCTTCGTAAGCTATATCATGTACTAAATCTTCAAGAGTCATAGGTGTTACTTCTACTATCTTATTCTTTGGAGGTATTGCTAGACCAGCTTTTACTCTACAATCTTTACACCATTCTTGATTGAGTTCAAACTTAGGTTTTACTGAATAAGAATACTGTACAATGTATTCTCCTACATGAACACCTACTTTCTCTAATTGTAAAGTCTCATTGCTTGTATCTTCTTTACCGCATTTATCACACTTGTAAGTTGTAGTTCTCATTTCACTTTCCTTTCTATTTATTCATTTCATAGTAGCATCTTCGACAAGCTCTTACGTCAGCTAATGCATCATGAGCATCTTTGAATTCTTCACCAAATAGAAACTTATGAAGTTCCTGAAGTTTAGGCCACTTGTATTTCCCATATCTTCCAGGGAGTTTACATACGTGAGTACCATTAAGCATAGTACAATACTGATAATGTGGGTCTGAGAGTTTAAGCATGGCTTCATCACTATAAAGATTATAAGCATTTGATAATACTACTTTCATATCAAACGCAGTGTTATGGCAGACTAATATGTCTGCTCTTAATATTAAGGATTCAAATAACTTCAGTACTTCATCCTGCTTAAGTCCACCTTTGTTAGTACTTTCAACCGAGATGCAATGTACTGCTTCAGCACCAGATGAAATCTTCCTTTCTCCTGCACTAATGAGGAGGTTTCCTTCTTGAAAAATTGAGTCACGTTCAGAAAGAATGAACCCCAGTTGTACTATCCATGGTTGAGTAAAGTCACTGTAAGGTTTCTTAAACTTATACATATCAGATGTTTCAGTGTCAAAAAATAGTTCCATTATTTATCTCCTTTATGTTTTATTTTAGGATGTATTGTTACAATTTGATTCTTGTCAGGTTTTGATACTGTAAATCCTACACATGCTGTGTTAGGAAAATCGTCTGCATGTTCTGATAACATTTTATTTATAGTTTCTACTATGTTATCTTCACGACACATATAAATATCTGGCCAAAATCCTGACATTGTTGGTAAGCCATTCATTATTTATCTCCTTTTCCATTAGCTTCTTCTTCTCCTTCTTCATATGCATCATTTAGGCATTTTTCACATGGGTCTATTCTAAGTGAACCACTTCTACCCATTTCACCGCTTAGAATTTCACCACATACTGCACATACAACATCAACATCCATAGTTACGTCCATTATTTATTCTCCTTTTCATATTCTCTAATGATTAAGTTAGAATGCTCAACTATAAATGGGGAAAGAGAGTCATACCATTCTAATGAGGTACATACTACTTCTTTAATCCCAGCGTTTATAATTAGCGCGAGGCAATTCTTACAAGGCACACCACAAGTTACATACATAGTAGCACCTTTCGTAACTACTCCATTCATAGCAGCTTGGGCGATACAGTTAGCTTCGGCATGAGTGGCGGGGCATAAGTGGAGTCCTTCACCCGAAGTATAACCAAGGACTGTTCGGGGACATATACTTGCAAATTCGTCATACTTATCTACGTGCGGAAATGTACTAAATTCTGCTAGTATTTGTAATGCTTTATCCTCTAACATTCTCTCCTTACCACAATGAGGTATCCCTCTCGGAGCACCATTATAACCAGTTGATATAACTGCTCTATTCTGCACTAACACCGCACCTATATGCCGTGACAAGCATTTTGAATTACTCGCCACGACATAAGCTAGGTTCTTAAAGTATTCATCCCACTTCATTACACATCACCTTCGTTACGTAGCATACCATAAAGAAGGAGGTAATAGTTAATACAATCAAATATGGAAGCTTCCCATAATTCCTTTGATGTATTCTCACCTTGTGAAAGCTTGGTTATGTACTTGTTAACAGCAGTGACGTGTTTACCTAACATCCCACGAAGTGCTTCCTCTGGTAAGATTTCTTGGTCTTTAGCTGTTGTATTAAAGTTCTCAAACCTGTCATCATCAGAAGCATAAATTAATCCTTTGGCACTTAAGATATTTACACATTTATCATATACCTCATCTACTACATCATCAAACGTATCTTTATTCATCTTACTTTCCTCCTTCTTCTTGGGTTATGATTCTACTTACGAAGGCATCCTTATATTCTTTAGATAAATCATATCCTATAGGATGCATCTTCTTATTATGAGCAGCACGTAAAGTATTGCCACTCCCTGCGAATGGTACTACCACTCGTGACCCCTCCCAAGCGAAAACACTTAAGAGTTCTTCTATCAACTCTACTGGTCGTTCAGTAGGGTGGATTTTATGTGCTGGAAATACAGGGGAAAATTCGAAGATGTTACTTCTCCCACGCTTATCTAAATTGATTTTAGCATCACCCTTACGGGCGTAATAGAACATTTCAAAATTATTACCGAGGTAAACTTCAGGGTGACGAGTTTGACCATTAGGTTTAGTCCATATTCCACACAACCTTCTGGTTTTAAACCCTTCGTTAACTAACATATGATACATAATGTCGAACCATGGGTCAGGAGCGAACCATAAGATTAACCATGAGTGGTCATTCATTATACGATAGGATTCACTTAGAGTTTTCTGCATAAATTCTAAATAGTCAGCGTTATCTACTTCGTTATATGCATCACCATAGTTTATTATATAGTTATTCTTATCTTTCTTTCCTGGCAAGTCAATTGAATAAGGTGGGTCTATCTCTACTAAATCTATACTATTATCAGGAATACTTTTTACCTTTTCAAAAAAATCTCCAACGATATAAGAATCAATTAGTTTCTTTGGGGTTTTACCAAGGAGTTTACCTGCCTTATCTGCTAAGTCACTCCGCACGATTTTCTCCTCAAACTTATTAAACATCTTTGCCGCATCACTTTTATTCTTACACTTATTCCACTGTAAGTCAGGGAAGCTCTCCATTGCGTTAGCTAACTTGATATCCTGTACTACCGATGCGTGAGATTTATCTAATAATTTAGCTGTGTCACGTAGTGAGTGACCAGATGCGTTAGGTGAGGTGGAAATTTTCTCACCATGTAATGCTACTTGAATGTTATGTATCTCACGTTTCAAGTTACATTCTTCAATAAAGGTTAGGTCCTTACGCCTGACATTTTCTTCGAGTTCGATAGAACGTAATTGAAGGTCATTTAATTCATCTTCATAAATCCTCACAGGTACTTCCTTTATTCCAGCAAGTGTAGCTGCTTGATACCTACGTCCGCCCGCAAGAAGTAAATAAAGTTCACCTTCATTCTCACCATTCTTAATCGACACAGCAAGAGGTTGGATTATCCCATACTGTTTTATTGAATCTACTAAATGGTCTAACTCTCCATAATCAGTTCTAAATCTTTCTTTAGTCCAGATGCTTTTAATATCTACAATCCCAACTTTCATTTAACTTTCCTCCTCAAGAGTTTTAATAAGAGCATCAACGTCACTTTCACTTAACTTAGATACCAAAGCATCTATACTCATGGTAGTTGGTTTCTTACCACTTACTTTTTTAGTTACCTTTTTTACTTTGGGAATTCTCCTCTTCCCACGAAGTTCCTTTATAAAATCTATACAATCATCTATGGAGAGTTCCAAAACTGATACGGCGAGATTAGCTATCGTTGCCATCCTTAATCCCTCCCTTCCTTAAGTAACCAGGTAACTCAGAAGGTAATACAGTAGGTTCTATTTCAATAATATCTAATGGGATACCAGGGTCTAAATAAAGAGCACCAGAAATTTTAGTTGTAATGTTACCTATAATAAACCGCAACTTTTTACCTTGATGAGTTTCATCATATTTAGCTATCATTTCGGTATTACCTCCTTTACATGGTCTAAATCCCTAATAGTTAACCGACGAGTTAAAATGGCGGCTATTATGATAGGGCCGTGCTTTTCGAGAAGGGTAATTACGTCCTCGATTATCGTACGAAATAGTTCGTTCTTTGCTCCCCAAGGGATTAACTTACTCAACGCATAAGCTTGTTCCTCAGTAATCTCAATAGAGAGTCTAGGTCTGTGTTCCCTAACTTCACCAGCCATTTTAATTCTCCTTTGGTTATAAATTTACCATAGAATGTGAAGGATAAGATAGTACCCTTCACTACAATATGTCAACGTTATAGTTAATAAATGGATTGCTATCTCAACCCCCTTAATCATTTAGCTTTGATAAAACGTTTGATGAAGTTCTGCTCACCATACTCTTCATCTTCACTCACACCAAGAATAGCCCATGCCTGACGCCCTATACAATCATCCAGGTCTATCTTTTTTCCTGTGTTAATATCAAAGGCCTCAAAGAAGGCCTTCAATCCCCACTTGGCATTGTTGACTTGTTTCTCCGTCATACTATCACACGGAAGTGGAAGGTACTTGGAGAAGTCCTTAGCAGCAGGTTCACTTGGAATATCGAAGCGTGGGAAAATAAAGGGATTACCAGCTTTGTTAATCCTCTGTTCGATTGACACGATTCTCAACTGATACTCGGCATCACCACTTACTGCTTTAGGTTCAATTGCGTCTTTAACATCTATGTCCAAAAAACCCATTCTTAAATCCTCCTTCTAATTTAGTTAAACTATGTTTAGTTACTTACCTTTTACTTCTTCTCTTTTTTAACCTCCTTTCCATTTATTATATCGTCTATTATATCATCTGAATCAATACTACTCATTTTATTGAGAAGGTTAGTTGATTCCTCTTTCGTTAAATTCATGTGAATTAATGCCCCTGAATCTAACATCACCTTTACATGTCCGATATTATCTACCACTTTGATATTGATAGATGTTACTTTATCTAAGTTAATTAGGTCTGTTATGTTACCCTGTTTGTTACTCCGTTGGTACATCATTCTTCATTTCCTCCTTCAAATAGTGATGGTTTATCGTTAGTATCACGACCTGTTTTTCTTAATATAGCCTTAATATCTGGAACTTCATACGTCTCAAGTTCGCCCATCTTGGCAAGTCTACTTTTTGCCTGATAAAGACCAGTTTTTTGAGTAAGTAATTGGTATTCAATTCCCTTACTAGTTTCTTTAGTCATGGCGACGTACATTTCGTCGAATAATAATGGGACTCTTCTTACTAACTTACCAGTAATCATCAAGGAAATAAACATTTTACCTGTGGCGTCATCCTTATCAGAACTATCATGTCCCAACAGTATGCAATCACATGGTAATGAGATTATATCTCGTATAGCATTTTCAATTACTGTCATCTGAGGTAGCCAATCATTTTGGAAAGGTTGACCACCACCTCTTCCTGCTTTCTTAATAATTTCATACATAATATCTTGAGCCCATGTTGTCATAGAGTCAATAACATAAGTACCGATGTGGTCAAAGTATCCCATCTTCTTTCTTCGATGAAACTCATCGTCCCATAGTTTAGCAGCTTGAGGGTGCGCAGGTTCCTCAGTTTCAAAGCGGGAGTCGACTACTATATTCCCACGACTCATTTCATCTAGGTATTTTACATCGTTTAGAATCGCCTCACCTTGAAGTACCTTACTTCCACCAGGGTCAAAGGAATCTACATGGAGAGGTAATCGACACGTTCTTAAAAGTGACGTCTTACCAGAGCCAGTACCCCCATAAA